CGGCCTTTTGACCGCGCCCAATACCTCGCGTCGGTCACTCATGGGGTATTAAGCCTTGGGAGCCGCGCTGTTGAAAGAGACTCGGCAAACAGCCGAAGAAGAAAAGATCGCGATGTACTGCCTGAAGCTGTACCAGCGGCTTTCTGGTAGTCGTGGCAATCTTGATTCTCACTGGCAGGAGATCGCCGAGCGTGTATGGCCGTCTCACTCGCGACTCTTTGGCGGTCGACGTAACCAGTTTTCCGAAGGCGACAAGCGCAACGAATTTATTTTCGACTCGACGGCGTCCATCGCGCTCAACCGCTTTGCGAGCATTCTCGATTCGTTGCTCACGCCGATGAACCAGACGTGGCATCGCCTTGTCCCGTCCGACCCGAACCTGCTCAAAGACCGCGAGACGTCGCTGTGGTTCGAGAACCTGAACCGCAAGCTTTTCAAAGCGCGGTACGCGCCGAAGACGAATTTCATTTCGCAAAACCAGTTGATTTACAAAATGCTCGGCGCTTACGGGTCGGGCTGCATGTTTATCGACGAGCTACGGGTTCGTGGCGACAAGGGGCTGCGGTATCGTAACATCCACCTGTCCGAGATTTACTTCAAGGAAAACCACCAAGGTATCGTCGATACTGCGGTTCGCTATTTCCCGATGAGTGCTCGGCAGATGAAGCAGCGATGGGGCGACCGCTGTCCGGCGAAGGTTTTGGAGAAGTGCAAAGACAATCCCGAAGCGGAGTTCAACGTCATCCATTGCGTGACTCCGCGAATGGATTACGACCCCCAGCGTGCCGATCACAAAGGCATGGAGTTCGGGTCGTATTACGTTTCCGTCGAAGGGAAGCGACTTCTCGAAGAGGACGGTTACGATACGTTCCCATACGCTATAGCGCGATACGAGCAAGTTCCCGGCGAAGTGTACGGCCGTTCTCCGGCGATGGATTGCTTGCCCGCGATCAAGACGCTCAACGAAATGAAGAAGACCATCTTGAATCACGGCCATCGTTCCGTGGCTCCGGTTCTTCTCACTCACGACGACGGTATCGTCGATACTTTTTCTTTCCGTCCTGGTGCAATGAACTCTGGTGGCGTGAATGCTGACGGGAAACCTCTCGTCCACGCGCTGCCGGTCGGTAACATCATGCTCGGCAAAGAGCTGATGGACGACGAGCGAATCCCCATCAACGATTCGAATCTCGTCAGTTTGTTCCAGGTTCTTCGGGAGAATCCCCGGATGACGGCCACCGAAGTCATGGAGCGCACGAAGGAAATCGCAATCCTTCTCGCGCCGACTGTCGGTCGCCAGTATCCGGAGTACCACGCGCCGCTGATCGAGCGGGAACTCGACCTCTTGGAAAAGCAGCGCAAGATTGATCCGCTGCCTGCTGCACTCGTCGAGGCAAAGGGCGAGTACCGCATTGATTTCGAGTCGCCGATGGCGAGAACGCAAAGAGCAGAAGAAGCTGCGGGCTTCATGCGCGTTCTGGAAATGACGATGAACGCCGCTGCGCAATTGCAAAACCCGGCGCTCATGGACCACTTCAACTTTGACACCATCATTCCCGATGTTTCCGACATCCACGGCTTGCCCGCTCGCTGGAGAAACGGCGCTCAAGTTATCGCCGATATCCGCAAAGGCCGTTCAGAGGAACAAGAGCAACAGGATACGATCGCTGCTGCTCCCGCTGCTGCGGCGATGGTCAAAGCTGGAGCTGCTGCGAAGAAAGCCGACGCCGCTTAATGAAAAAATCGAAATTCGAAGATCCCACATACGTCGCGGTTCGCGACCGGAAAGTAGCCTACTGTCAGCTTTTCGAAGGCGAGGGGAACCTGGCGGGGCGTTTGTGCCGCGCGGACCTCTCGAAGTTTTGCCGGGAATTCGAATCGACGTTCAATCCGGACCCGAGAATTGCGGCGAACCTGGACGGCCGTCGAGAAGTTTTGTTGCGAATCATCGACCACCTGACGTTGTCGGTCGAAGAGCTAATCAAAAAATACGGGGGAAAAGTAAATGCTTAGATTTCCGAAAATGGTCATGGAAGGCGAGAACGGTGGCGGCGGTTCGGGTGGCGGAACTCCGTCTGGCGGGGGAACTCCCGCGCCTTGGTACTCGACGATTCAAGACGAAGGCTTGCGCGGATACGCCGAGCTGAAAGGCTTCAAAGACGTCGGCTCTTTCGTCGACAGTTACCGCAACCTGGAAAAGATTCGCGGCATTCCGCAAGACCGTCTTCTCACGCTGCCCGAGAAGGACGACGACAAAGCGGCGATGGAAAAGATTTTCAACCGGCTGGGTCGCCCCGAGAAGGCAGACGGCTACACGGTCGAAGGGCCGAATGCCGAAGCGGCTCGTGGAAAGTTCCACGAACTCGGGCTCACGAAAAAGCAGGGCGAGGCTTTGGCGTCCTGGTGGAACGACCAGCAGAAGGCCGCGACTCAGAAAGCCGAAGCGGATCAACAAGTCGCGCTTCAAGGGCAAATCGACTCGCTCAAGAAAGAGTGGGGCTCGGCGGCCGAAGCGAAGGCCGACGCGATTGACCGGCTTTGCGAGGCGGTCGGGTTGAAAGAAGACGTGCAGCGCAAACTCGAAGGCGTCATGGGCTTCGACGGCTTCTCGAAGATGATGGACGCGGTCATCACGAAGTTCGGCATCAAGTTCAGCGAGTCACCCTTCGAGACGGGAACGCGAGGCGGGAACAACTTCTCCGGCGCTCCGCTGTCTCCGGCTGCGGCGAGTGAGGCCATCAAGGAAAAGATGGGCGATCAGGAGTTCGTCAAAAAGTACCTCTCTGGAGACAAAGAGGCCAAAACCACGATGGAGAATCTGCATAAGTGGGCACTAGGCATGTAAATGCCCTTGTGTTTTGTGCAACACCGGAGATAATTATGGACAGACAGTCTCTTAGACTGGAACTTTTGAAAATCGTAACCCCGGTACGCGGCGTCCACGGACCCAGCGAGGTTCTGAAGACGGTCGAACAGTTCGAGGCTTACGTGACGAAACCCGAAGCAGTACCCGAGGTTTCGTCTTCGCCCGCCAACGCTGCCGAAAACAGCGCCGGGCCGACATCTCGGAAAGACGAGAAGGGAAAACGTCGCTAACGACCCTCCTTAGTGGTTGCCGACTGACAGCTTGGAAAGACAAGCAGCGGCCCCGCAAGGCCAAGCCGCAAGTCAGTAATTCCACAACCAAATTTTTTCTAAGGAGGCGGCAATGTCCGTTGACCTAGTCAATCTTTATGCCCGCCAGTATGCGACCAACGTCGAGTTGTTGTTGCAACAGGCGGGTTCTCGGCTTCGTGGCTGCGTGACCGAAGGCAGCTACGTCGGTGATCAGGCTTCTCCCGTCGACCAATTGGGTGCGGTGGAGATGCAGGAAGTCACGTCTCGTTTCGCGGCGATGGGCCGCGTAGACGCCGATACCGATCGGCGTTGGCTCTTTCCCACGAGCTACGACCTCCCGCAGCTCATCGACAAATTCGACTTGGTGAAGATGATCGTCGACCCCAAGTCGAAGTACGTGCAGAACGCGGTGAATGCGGCCGGTCGGCGTATCGACCGCACGATCATCTCGGCGTTCTTCGGCACGGCGAAGACGGGTGTCCAGGGTGCCACGTCGACGACTTTCCCGGCCGGGCAAATCGTCGCCGTCGACCACGATGCCGCTGGCGATACCGGCCTGACGGTCGCGAAGCTGCGCGAGGCTCGTCGGTTGTTCATGGCGGCCGACCTCGACATGGAAACCGAGGAGCTGTTCTGCGGCGTAACGTCGCAAGCCCACAACAACCTGCTTGGCGAAGCCCAAGTAGTGTCGCTCGATTACAACGAGCGGCCGGTTCTCGTGGACGGCAAAATCCACAAGTTCCTGGGCTTCACGTTCAAGCACTCGGAGCTGTTCGGCGAGTCGCTCTCGGGCGGCGACCAGCAGATTCCGTGCTGGGCGAAGTCGGGTATGCATCTCGGCGTGTGGCAAGACATGCGCACGGATGTCGACCAGCGTAAGGATCTCCAGGGATTGCCCTGGCAGATTTACCTCTGGTTGACGATCGCCGCGACCCGTATCGAGGAAGAGAAGATCGTCAAGATCCTCGTCAATATCTGATGATTTCACCCCGTCAGGTTTCGGCCTGGCGGGGTTCAGTTTTGTTGCAAAAGAATCGCAACTCTCACTAGGAGGATTTCATGGCAGTCGTTACGGTCAAGACGGATTCCATCACGAATCGTGATGCGACTCCGAGGGTGATGAACAACCCCGCGTCGGTGAAGGGAAACATTCAGGGGTTCGTCGGAACCGTTGAGTGTTCGGCCACCGATGACATCGGGTCGACGTACATTTTCGGCATGGTGCCGAGCAACGCGGTGATGCATTCGCTGCGTCTGTACTCCGACGACATCGGAGCGGCGGCTGCCGCGATGGATTTCGGTTTGTACCGAACCACGGCCGATGGCGGCGCGGTAGTCGATGCGGATTTCTTCGCGTCGGCGGTGTCGTTGAAAGACGGCGCTCTGAACGGCGAGGACATCCTGCACGAGTCGGCGGTCATCGACTTGAACGAGCAAGACGGTCCGATTTGGACGCTGCTCGGCCTGTCGACCGATCCCTGTCTCTGGTACGACGTGGTCGGCACGGCGACCGGCGCGTTGGATGCGGCGGCGACTATCTCGCTCAAAGGCACCTACGCGATCTAATCGCAACTTGGTCTAGGGGCGGGGGATTACTCCTCGCCCCTTTTCCACTTCAAGGAGAATGCTATGGCAGACAGATTCATCAGTTTGCAGAAGGGCGAGCAGAAGACGTCGATCACGGAAGGCAACGCCACGTCCAGCGAAGACATCGAGCTTCGGTGGGATTTGGCGGCGAACCTGTCGAAAGACGAAGTCATTCGCGCCCTCAAGGTGTTCGAGCAGCACATCATCGAAAGCGATTGGCCCGCAGCCTAACCAGGAGTGAAGCATGAAGGGTAAACTGACTCTTGCGTCGGGTGGAGCGGCAGCGGCGGCTCAAAACTGGCCGGGTGGCAAAGCGATGTTCATCGCCAAAGCTACCTGGGGCGGTGGAAACGTGAAGCTGCAAATGCCTGCGGGTGATGGCACGTATGTCGACGTGGCAAACAGCACGCTTTCGGCTGACGGGACTCTTACCGTCGAACTACCGGCAGGCAACGTGAAGGCTGTCATCACGACTGCTACCGACGTTTACGCGTCTCTGCATCATATTCCGATTTGAGGTGAATAGTGGCGTCTGTCGTCGGAATCTGCAATCGCGCTCTGCAACTTTTGGGCGTGCCTTCAATTACTTCGCTCGGCGATAGTAATTCGAAGGCGGCTCGGGAGTGCAACCGGGCTTACGAGCCCGTTCGCGATCGTTTGTTGCAAACTCGACGATGGAAGTTCGCCATTAAGCGCACAGAATTAGCAGCGGCAAGCCCGGCTCCTACGTGGGGTCGGGCAAATGCCTTTCCGTTACCTTCGGATTACGTGGCAATGGTTCCCCGGTATCCCGAAGATACGTCGATAGATTTCGATTTTGAAATCGAGAACGGCTACATTCTCACCGACGAAAGCGACCCCCTTTATATTCGGTACGTTGCTTTGATCACCGACCCGAATGTGATGACTCCTTTGTTTCGCGAACTCGTCTCTCACGAAATGGCGCACGACATGTGCGAAGCCCTTCTGCAATCGACGACAAAGAAACGAGAACTGGCTCTCGACGTCAAGCGCATCGAAGCCGAGGCTCG